GCGCTGACCGAGGAGCAGATCGAGCAGCTGCTCACGGTGCAGTTCCGCCAGGCGCGGATCTACGACGACCGGCTCAGCGTCGCCCGCGTGATGGCGATGCGGCTCTATAACGGCGAGCCACTCGGCGACGAAGAAGACGGTCGCTCTCAGCTGGTCCTGACGGAAGTCAAAGACACCATCAACGCGATGTTGCCCACGTTCCTAAGGACGTTCGCGGGCAGCGAGATGCCGGTGGAATTCCAGCCGAGGGCCGATGGCGACGACGCCGAGGCGCGCCAGGCGCAGGACTATGTGCAGCACGTCATGTTCGTCGAAAACGACGGATTTAGAGTGCTGCACGACGCGATCCTCGGCGGCTGTCAGCTCAAGTCAGGCTGGGTGCGGTGGTTCTGGGACTACTCCGTGACGGTGACCACCGAAAACTATTTCGGATTGCTCGAGCCGCAATGCGCGTCGCTGATCAACGAGTCGGGCGTCGAGGCCATGCGGGTGGTGCGGCGCGCCGCCACCGCCGAGGAGCAGTTCGGGCTGCTGCACTCTCCGGAAGCGCAGGTGGTGCAGCTCAACCCGAACCAGCCGATCCTGGTCTACGACGCGACGATCACCCGTAAAAAGCCGCGCAATAGGCCGCGGCTGATGGCGGTCCCGCCGGAGCAAGTGCTGATCGATCCGGACGCGATGGGGCCGGAAGACGCGCGGTTCTTATGCCACTGGCGGGTGGTGACGGTCTCCGACCTGGTGGCGTTGGGGTTCCCGATTCAAATGGTGCGCAGCCGCATCACGCAAATGCAGCAGCAGCAAAACAGGGTCACGCGGCGGCGTGATCGGTTGGCCGCCGTGGTGCCGCGCGCGCAGAGCCAGGATCCGGCGATGCAGCTGGTGCGCTACGCCGAATGCTGGATGCGATTTGATTACGATGGCGATGGTATTTCCGAATTGCATCGCGTGCATGCCATCGGGGACTATGGATTCTTCGTGCTCGCCCACGAGCCGGCATCGCATATACCGTTCGCAAGCTTCTGCCCGTTTTTGGTGCCGCACCGCGCGATCGGTGAATCTGTCGCGGACCGGATCGGTGAGCTGCAGCGCGCCAACACGAGGGTGTTCCGCAACATTCTAGACTCGATGGCGGAATCGATCCATCCGAGAACCGTGGTTGTCGACAACCAGGTCAACATCGATGACGTGATGTCGACCGAGATGGGCGCGGTGATTAGAGAGCGCCAACCCGGGATGGTGCGCGAGCTGGCAAAGCCGTTCATCGGCCCGCAGGGCTTGCAGATCATGGAGGCGCTGCAGGCGGTCAGGGAATCGCGCACCGGCATTTCACGCACAAGCCAGGGTCTTACTGCTGATGCCTTGCAGAGCACGACTGCGATTGCGGTATCGGCACAAATAGCTTCGTCGGCGGATCGGTTGGAATTCATCGTGCGGACGCTCGCCGAGTGCGTGCGTAAAATTTATGAGGGGGTGCTCGCGTTATGCTGCGAACACCAAGACCGCGCGCGCACGGTGCTGCTGCGCGGGCAGTGGACGCCGATCGACCCTCGCGTCTGGCACGCCGGCTTCAATGTCGTCTGCAAGGTCGGGATCGGCAAAGGCACGCTCACCGAGCGGATGGGTATCCTCGGCAGCATCCTTGCTAAACAGGAACAAGCTTTGCAGACGATGGGGCCGTCGAATCCGCTGGTCACCCTCGGTCAGTACGCCAACACGCTCGCCGATATGATCCAGTTGGGTGGGATCATGAACACCGGGCGCTATTTCGCGCCGCTGCCCACCACCTACAACCCGCCGCCGCCGCCGCCGCCGCCGCCGACGCCCGATCAGATCATCGCCAATGCGCAGATGATCCGCGCGCAGGGCGAGGTGGGCGAGGCGCAGCAGAAGGTGCGCAACGACATGGTGCAGACCTTGCTCGAGGACGAGCGGCTGCGCGACGAGTCACGCGTCAAGGCGCTGCTCGAGTCCGGAGATCTCGCCGGCAAATACGGGCTGCATCTCGATGTCAGCGCGCTCGGGCGCCTGCTCGATCGGGATCCGGCGCTGCAGTCGATGATCCTCGGCACCCTCGGGGCGCCCCATGCGGGGATGCCCCCTCTGGGCGCGCCGCCTGGTCTCCCGCCTCCGGTCGCACCCACGGCGGCGGCGGGGACCGGTGCCACGCCGCCTGGGGCGCCGCCTCCCGGCGCCCCAGGTGCGCCGGGCGGCGGTGCTCCAGGTGCGCCCGTGGGCGCTCCGGGTGCGGCGCCCGGGTTCCTCTCGCCGCAGCTGATCCAGGCGCTGGCCGCGGCGCGGGGTGGCGGCGCGCCGCCGCCTAATCCGTTGGCGGCCGCCCAACTCGCTGCTGCGCGTGGCCCAGGCGCGCCGCCGGTCAGCACGACGCCCAGGCCGGCGGTGATCTGATGTCCGATCAGCTGCCGCTCAACAAGGAGGAAATGGCGTGGCACGCGCGGGCGCTGCTCGAGGATCCGCTGCTCACGCAGGTGTTCCTCGAGCTCTCCGAGGGCGCGGTGCAGACCTGGATGCGGTCGACCTCGGCGCAGCAGCGCGAGGAGCAATGGCACATGGTCATTGCGATCGAGGCGATCAAACAGCAGCTGCAGTCGCGGCTGACCGACGTCAAACTGGGCGATCGGGCGCGCGCGCGGATCCACGGACGCCAGATGGCGGGCGTGTAGGCGATGTCGGAAACCGTCACCCAGCCGCCGCCGCCCGCCGACAATCCGATCAACCTGCGCCGGGAGGCGAGCCGGCCACCGGACACCGGGCGCAGCCTCACCTCGGCACTCGCCGAGATGCAGCGAAGGCGCGTCGCCACCGGCGCGCCGCTGCAGGCGCCGGTCGCCCAGGCGGTCGTGCCCGCGCAGGAGGGCCAGTCCGCGACGACGCCGTGGGCCTGGCAGCCGCCGGCGGTGACGGGGGCTGCGCCGGCGCCCGCGCTGCCGCCGCCCGATGCGACGATGGATGCCCCGCCGGCGAGCCAGGGCACCGGCCGCGGCACCGGCGATATGGTCGTCCAGGTGATGATCGACGGGCAGCCCACGTCGATGACGCTGGGCGAGCTGCAGGCCGGCTACATGCGCGGCCGCGACTACACGATCAAAACCAAGCAGCTCACCGAGAGCACGAGGCTGGCGCAGGAGAACAGCCAGCGGCAGCTGAGCCAGGCGCAGGAGGCGCAACGGCAGTTCGCCAACGCACGGCAGCTGATGGAGCAGCGGCTGCCGCAGTTCCTCGCCGAGCGCCAGGCCGAATTCGCCCAGCCGATCGACTGGGAGAAGCTGTCAAGAGAAGACCCGATCGGTACCGGCCAGAAGGTGGCGCGGTTACTCGCACTGCAGCAGGCGCTGGCCGAACAGCAGGCGTTGGCGCAGATCCGCCAGAACGAGGAGGACCAGCGTAAGCGCGAGCTGCACCGGGTCGGCCACGACGTGCTCTCCAGGCTCATCCCCGGCTGGTCCGACGACGCGACCCGGCGGGTGATCCAGCAGGCGCTCCGCTCGTTCGCGATCTCGATGGGCTACCCGGCCGAGCAGGTCGACCAGGCCGAGCTGCTCGATCCGCGCGATCTGTACATGGCGTGGAAAGCCATGAACTACGACCGGCTGATGGCGGCCAGGGTGACGCCCCAGCCGGTAGGTGCGCCGGTGCATACCGGCGGCTCGTCGCAACGCCGCGTCGGCGAGCAGGCCAGCCTGACCGAGCTGGACGATCGGTTCCGGCAGACCGGGCGGATAGACGACGCGCTCGCCGTCATGCAGGCGCGGGCCGCGCTCGCCGGCCGCGAGCCGGTCGTGCCGCCACGCGCCAACGGACGCTATCGCTGAGCCAAAACGCGAACACGACAGGACAGGAGAGGACAGCAGATGCCAAAGCAGCCGATACTCGCGTGGATCCTGCCGGTGGAGGGAGGCCTCCCCGGCGAAGGCGGCCCGGGCGAGCCGCAGCAGCCCGGCCCAGGCGAACCGCCAGATCCCGGCGTGCCGGGCGTGCCTGACCAGGGGCTGCCAGGCTCGCCGGGACTGCCGGCGGTGCCCGCGCACAAGGGGTTCGTGGCGTGGGGCAGCGCCACCCATGGCGTGCATTACCGCCTGGTCGATCTGGGCGAGCTGCCGCCCGTGCCGCGGCCGCCCCAGCCGGGTGGGCCCGAGGTGCAGCCGCCGCGGCCGCCGCAGTTCCCGCAGCCGCCGCAGTGGCCGGCGCCGCCGGCGGGCGGGATCGGCGGCCGCCCACCCGACGTGCGGCCGCCCCAGCTGCCCGGCCAGCCGCTGCCGCCGAGCCTGCCGCGGCCGCCGCCCGAGGGCTGGCGACCGCCGCAGCCGCCGGCCGGCGGGGTCGGCGGGCGCCCGCCACAGCGCCCCGGGCCGCCCGGCTATCCGGAACAGATGCCGACGTATCCGGAGCAGGGGCCAGGCTATCCGCCGTCTGAGGGCGGCGCGCCGCCCACGCTGCCGTAACCCAACTGGAGGTGTCCTATGCCGAGCTACATCGTGACATCCGACTCCCCGATCACCGCCAAGGGAATGCCGGGCTTGCCAGACCGGCCTGACTGGGAGGTCGGCGGCGGGCCGATCCTGCCGGAAGGGCGGCCGGGCGACATCCTGCCGCCCGATATCCGTCGCGAACTGCGTCGCCGCATCGAAGAGGCTCGCGACAGCCTGCCGCCGCCCGAGGAGTGGCCAGAGCTGCCACCGGACTGGCGCGACCACTTGCCGGTGCTGCCCGACTGGGGGCGCCCTTCCGTGCCGCTGCCGCCCGATCCGGAAGTGCTGCCGCCGGGCGGTATCTGGCCGCCGACGCACTTGCCCGATCTGCCCGACGTTTCCGGCAAGACGCTGGCGCTGGTGCGCGTCTACGTGTCGCGGCGTGTCAACTTCCTGGCCTGGACCGTGATCGACCACGCCGCCGTCAAGGAGGCGTTCGAGAAGGCGGTTGCGGCGGTCAAGGACAAGTTGCCGGCCGGCGGCGTCGGCGGAAGGCCGCCGAACGTACGCCCGCCAGGCTAAACGCTCGGGAGCGCACCCGAGAAGGCCTCGCCGGCCGGGTCTGGAGGAGACCACCCGGCCGGTTTTTTTTGGTCATAAAATTGCAGCGTGCGCCGATTGCATCCCTCCCGGCGGTGCTGCTGGAGTGGTGCTGCGGCGGCGAGGAGTCGGACCCGAATAGGGAGACCAACCGAACCGCTGCACCGCGAAGAGCAGACCAAGCAAACGCTGAACGGACGGCGCGGAGTCGGACCTGAAGAAGGAGACCAACCGCAGCCCGCCGTGAGCCATGGCAGTCGGCGCCGATCGCACAAACCCCGAACGCAACCCCGCGCGCGCGGCGTGGAACCCGCGCGCCCCTGTTCAGGAGTGCGACATGGCTGTCCCCCCGATGGCACCTGCCATCACCCACACAATGTTAACACCTCGAACTGGTGTCGCAAACGTAAGGGAAGATCTTGCGGACCTCATCTACGAGATTGATCCTTACGAGACACCAATGGTTTCCGCGATCGGCAATAAAGAAGCGGACCAACCTCAAACGGAATGGTTACAACAGCGTTTGGCTGCTGCGGACGACAACGCTCAGCCCGAAGGTTTTCGTTACGCTGCGCAAGGCGCTACGCCGCCGTTGCGATTCAGCAACGTCTGTCAAATTATGTTCAGAGCGGTCACAGTGTCGAACACGTTTCGTGTGTCGAATGCTGTCGGCGGCGACGAGTGGGATCGTCAGGTTCTGCTCAAAGGCAAGGAGGTCCGCCGCGACCTCGAGTGGTGCATCACGCGGAACAGTCTCAAGACCACCACCGACCCGCGGCGCATGTCCGGATTCCAAACCTGGATCACCAACGGATCCATGGGCGCCGGCGGATCGCTGCCCGCCAACGGCAACGGCGGCGCGGCGCCGGTCACGGGCACGCCGCGCGCCTTGACGCTAGACTTGGTGGGGGACGCGATGCAGGCCGCGTTCGTCCAGGGCGGTCACCCGCGGCTCGCGATCATGTCGCCCAGACTGAAACGCGTGTTCACCAACCTGGCGCAGGGCGGCGCCGGCAACAGCATCGTCGCACAAAACATTGTGCAGGCAACGCAGCCATCTCCGGTCACTATAGTTGGTGCTGTTGATGTATACTTGAGTGACTTCGGCAGACTAGAGACGGCGCCAGACATCTTTATGCCGGATAATTACTTGGAGTTGATCGACACTGACTATGTCGAGCTCGCGCCTCTACCTGGGCGCGACATGATAAACGAGGAGTACGCGAAGGTCGGCGACGCTGCTGACGGTGGCGTAATATTTGAAGGAACGTTACGAGTTACCGCGCCGCCGGCGCACGCGCTGATCGGCGATCTCTCGTAAATGGCACGCGACATCTACGCAAACGTGAGCGCGCAAGCGCTCACGTCGTCGCGGGTGTGGTGGGATTCCGACGGCACGCTGCTGATCAAACACCAGCAGGATGTCGATCCCATCCTCGAGCTGAACAAGCGCCAGGCCAACGACTATGAGCCGCGGCGCAACGCGCTCGGGCTCAGGCACATCGCGCGGATCCCGAATGTCGTGGTGATGCAGCTGCAGCGCGACGGCATCATGGATCACAAAGGGCAAATCGCCGACGAACGACGGCTGTGGCGGTTCCTCTCCGATCCGGAGAACCGACATTTGCGCGTCGACAATGGTCGGAGGCTCGCATGATCACGCTGCTGATCTGGCTGCTCGTGTTGATCCTGGTGATGGGCTTCATCGTCTGGATTGTGCGGCAGCTCCCGCTGCCCGAGCCGTTCGGCACCATCGCACTCGGAATTATCGGGCTGATCTTCATCCTGGTGCTGGTCTCGATGCTGGTGGGCGAGATCCCGCTCAGGCCGGTGAGGCTGCAATGACGCGCCTCGATCTCTCCAACGCGATCATGAACTGGGTGCATCGGCCGTCGTTTCGCACGCCGGCCGCGGCGATGGACGTGGTCGGAACCTTCATCTCGTTGTGCGAGGAGGACATCAACAAGCGGCTGCGCTCGCGCGAAATGGTGGTGCGCGTCACGCAGCCGGTCGACGGGCAGTACACCACACTGCCGTGCGACTACCTCGAGATGTTCGACGTCCGACTGCAGAACGGGCCGGAATTAGAATATCAGCCGCGGCCCGAGCTCGCGAATATGCACTGGGGGCACTGGCAGCAGGCGCCTGGTGATCCCGCCTGGTCGGGCTACACCGTGCCCAGTGTGCCGTGGAATGCCGGGCAGCCGAAGTTTTTTTCGGTGGTCGGCCAGCAGGTGGAGCTCATACCGTTTCCGGAGGATCCGGACGCGGCCGCGATCATCCCCGACCTCGAGCTGGCCTATTATCAAATGCAGCAGCTCGGGCCGAACGACGGTGATACCAGCACAGTGCTGAACGCCAGGCCGTCGATCTACCTCTACGGCTCGCTGATCCAGGCCGCGCCGTTCCTGCGCGACGACAGTCGGATGGCGACCTGGGGCCAGCTCTACACCGCGGCGATCACCGCGGCGAACGAGGAGCACCAGCGCGCGCGCACGCAGGGCTCGCGGCTCAGGCAACGCTACCGGAGGCTGGCGTGAACGCGATCATCGACGCGCGATTCAGCATCCGCGCGCGCTCGGGGCGCGCAGCGCCGGCGCCGAACGGCTCGTTCTCGACCTGGCTCGCGCAGCAGGTGCTGTTCCACGCCTTCGTGCCGGGCGTCATCTACAATCCGGCGACGCTGTTATACGCGACGCTCTACACGACCGCGCCCGATGTCTCGGGCGGCGGCGTCGAGCTCGGACAGAGCGTCGATCCCACCTACCAGCGCCAGCAGATCGTATTCGCCGCTGCGCCGGCGCCATCGCTCAATGTCGGCAACAACGCCCAGATCGCGTGGGGCATGGCGACGGTCGACTGGGGCTTCATCGTCGCCGCCGGCCTGTTTGATGCGCCGATCGGCGGCAACTTCTTCGCCTACGGGCTGATGCTCGGCCCCGACGGCGTCACGCCAACGCCGCGGATGGTGCAGCAGGACGACGTGTTCCTGATCCCGGCCAACGCGTTCCAGGTCGGGCTCGTGTAATGGCGGCGCGGTTCGGACGCGGTCGCTTCGGACAGGGGCCCTATTCGCGCGACGGGTTCTATTTCGACAGCATCGCCAGCTCCTCCGTCGCGGTGCGGGCGCGCGCGATCGTGCGCGGCGCAGTCGCGATCCAGGCGAGCTCGATCGTCGCCGCCACCGGACGGCTGCTGTGGGACCGCGTCACCATACCGCCCTGCACCGCCTGGCCGCCGCTGATCACGCGGGTTCCGGTCTGGCAGGCGATCGTGGCGGTGGCCGAACCGTTCCTGCCGCTGATCACGAAGGCGCCGGTGTTCGAGGCGATCGACGTGCCGCCGTGTACGGCGTGGCCGATCACCGGCCCGATGCTGTGTCCGAGGCGCTGATGCTCGACGTCCCCGGCACATTCAACGTCACGACACCGAATCTCGGTCTCAACAAGCCGGATGTCGGCGGCGATGATGACATTTGGGGCGATCTGATCAACGCGAATCAGGATCTGCTCGACGCGCTGATTCCGACCTACGCGAAGCTCACGATCGCCGACGATCCGCCGTCGCCGCCGACCGACTTCTGGTGGGATTCGGACGGCACCCAGCTGTATATTTGGTTTGCCGGCGGAACAGAAGGCGGCGGCGGCTGTTGGGTCGCTGCCACCAACAGCAACACCGGCGGCGCCGGTGGGGGCGGCAACGCTTCGGTGGTTCTCAGCGCGACGCCGCCCCCTAATCCGACGCACGCGATGCTGTGGGCGACCTACAGCGGCACGCTGTTCGTCTACGATTCGGGCCTCGGGTGGGGCAACTGGATTCAAATTACCGGGCAGAGCAGCTGATGCCCTTCCCGCCCTACCCTGTCGACGGTGATCAGTGGGTCGAAGCCGACCGGCACTACCAATACGACGCCAGCACGCCTGGCTGGCATCTGACCGGCGTTGCGGCGGATCACCGCGACTTCAACAACAACCGGATCCTAAACCTCGGCGATCCCGTTGACGCCGCGGACGCGACCCACAAGGGCTACGTCGACGCGGCCATCGACATCCTCACCGCCCAGCTCGCCGGCAAGGTGAGCAAGGGCGGCGACGCGATGACCGGGATGCTGCAGGTCACGACCGGAGCGGGCTTTTCGCTGGTGGTTAATAACACCAGCACGTCAGGGACTGCCGAAGGGCTCATCATCCTCAACGAGAACAAGGGGGTCACGTTCGGCGCCAATTTCGGCCGCATCTACAAACGCACCGCGATGGGCCTGGTGATCAACAAGGGCTCGGGCAACCATCCGCTGCAGATCGAGGACTACAACGAGAGCAACCGGCGGCCGATCCTCGATTCCAGCAGCGGCGTGCTGAAGGCCGGTGACGTCATGGCCGGCGAGCTCGACATGCGCGGCTGGCCGCTCAAAGGGCTGGGCAATCCGTTCTGGCCAGACGAGGCCGCCTCGAAGGGCTACGTCGATAGCGTGCCGCGAACCGGCGACCGTTTCATCGCGACCTGGATCCCGCTCTACAATTCACCCGACCTCAACGATTACGCGACGCGCGCCCAGGCGGGCGACTATTTCACCGCGATAACCGCGGACCCGGCGGTGCCCGATCCGGTGGCGCCCCCAGGTATCCCCGGCATTCCGCCTGGCGCGATGGTCGAGAACGGCATGCGGTTCATCTGGTCGGCCGACCAGCGCATCTACAACTGGATCCGCGTCACCCCAGGCGGCATCACCGAGGCGCAGGCCGATGCACGCTATCTGAGGCTCGTCGGCGGCGGCCAGCTGCAGGGCACTCTGCAATTCCTGAACAGCAATCAGGGCCACGTCTGGGTGACGACGGGGTGCGCGATTTACGAGCTGCTGGGCGCCGGCCTGGTGCTGCGGCGAGGCCTGGGGCAGACCGAGCTCTGGAGCGAAGACAGTACAGGCGCGAGCCGTCAGGCGGTGCTCACCGAGACGACCGGCCTGCGAAGGGGCGGCGACGTGATGAGCGGCAATTTGTCGTTCTCCACCGAAGCCTGGGGCATCAACTTTTCGCTTGGCGCGCGCATCTACGCGCAGGGGCCGTGGCTGATACTGCGCACAAGCTTCGGCGATAGTTTAGTGCGCGAGGACTACGACGGCGGCATCGCGAGCCGGCGCGAGATTCTCGATGAGCTCACCGGCGTGCGGAAGGCGGGCGACACGCTGCAAGGCAACTTGACGTTCGCCAACGACCGCCAGGGCATCAACTGGGCCAGCGGTGCGCGCATCTACACCGACATCGCATGGACCGTCCTTCGCACGGGTTTCGGCGACACGCTCGTGCGCGAGGACTTCGACGGCAGCGGCAGGCGCGACATCATCGACACGCGCAACGGAGACGCGCGCTACATGCTGCGCTCCGAAGGCGAGCAGCTCGCCCAGGAGCTCGAGGCGCTGGCAGAGCGCGTCGCGGCGCTGGAAGCGGAGGCGCCCTGATGTTCCTGTTTCCAGCCAATCCGCCGATCGGTGCCGAGGTCGAGAACGGCAACGCACGCTACAGCTTCGACGGTGTCAAATGGATGGCAGCGGGCCTGGTGCAGGGCGCCGGCACCGTGTCGACCGACAATGTCTCGATCCTCGGCGACGGCTCGCAGTTCGCGCCGCTCACGGCCGATCTGATCGACGGCGGCCAATACAACGCGCGGCTCGAGCTGGCGTGGCCGTCTAATTCTAAATTCTTTGTCAGCTACAGCAGGTGAGGATGTTCTGATGCCGCAGAAAATTCAGATCCTCAGAACCATCACCAACCCGTCGCCGACGACGCCGCCGCCGCTCGATCCAGGGGAGATGAGCGTCGAGCTCGGCGGCCACACGAAATTCTGGATCGGCGCAGTGGCAGGGTCGCGGCTGCTGCTGTCGACCGATCCGGACGACGCGCCGGTGGCCGGCGGCAATTACGTCCGAATCACCGGCAGCACGATGACCGGCCAGCTGGTCACCAGCAACGCCGGCGACCCGGCGATCCGTATCGGCGGCCCGGCGGCGAGCAATCGCAGGTTGGGGTTCTCGACCAACAACCTGAACCGCTGGACGTTCGGTGTCGATTCCGCTGCTGAGGGCGGCGGCAACGCCGGCAGCAACCTGGTGCTCCATTCATACCCTGACGCTGGCACCCCAGGTACTCAGCTTCTGTTCGTCAACCGTGCCACCGGCAGCTTCAATTTCCAGACCGGCATGAATTTCGGCAGCGCGTTGGCGCCCGGCGGCAGTGCCGATCTCTCCCGGCATATCGCGCTGTTCGGCACTACCTTCGGCATCGGAATTACCACCGCTCGGATCAACTACGTCGCCGGTGGCTCACACGTTTTTATGGGCGGTACGACCGACGTTGTGACGCTTAACGGCCAAGGCGTCACCATCAACAGCGCGACCGGCGACGTGCTGCTCGCCCGCGCGCCCACGCTCGACTTGCACGCGGCCAGTAAGCTCTACGTTGACAACAGTCGCGGCGCGATCAGCGACGGTATCTCGATCAGCGGCACCGGCACCAGCGCCGGCACCGCGCTCGCGATCATTCCCGCGCCTGCTCTCGACGTCGCCACCGGCACCCGCAACAACATCGCGGTCACGCCAGCTGGTTTGTTGAACGGGGTGCTCGGTGATCCGGTCGGCCTGTTGCCGACGCCGATCAAAACCCTCGTGCCGGCGATTGCCGAGCTCTGGGACGGGCTTGAGGCGCTGAGCGGCAACCTGATCTTTGGCGGGCAGTATTCGATCATCAACAACGAGATCAGCGCCACCATCAATCCGGCCAACCCGTTCGCGCCGTTTGACGGACAGGGGTTGCCCCCCGCGACCGGGGCGATGCGCGGCTGGTACCTGATCGTGGTCGACGAGCGGCTCACGCCGCCCTGGCCAGCCAATGTGCCGGTGCCGCCGGGCACGCGGGGCTACTATCGCGCCGACTGGCTGGTGGTGGATGCGACGCCCAGCTGGGTGCATCTGATGCTCGGCTACGGTCAGAGCCAGATCCTGGCGGCTGATGTGGGGGTCGCGCCGACGCCTCCCGGCATGACGTCCGACAACGTGCAGGACGCAATCGCCGAGCTGAACACGCTCAAGGTGAACCGTGCTGGTGACACCATGGTCGGCCGGCTCACCATGGGCGCGACCGGGGCCGGAATTACGATTGCGGACCGGTTTGCCGCCAGCACCAACGATGTCACCCAGCACATCCAGCTCTACGCTCCCACCATCGGTTTTGGTGTGACCGGCGGCCGGCTGAATTACATTGTGGGCGGTGCCCAGAACCATTGGTTCCGCAGCAACAACGTCGACCGGGTGATGATCGGTGATGTCGGTCTGCAGATGCAGGCCGGGACTAACCTGATCCTGGCGCAGGCGCCGACCTCTGCGCTGCACGCCGCCACCATGGCTTATGCCGACAGCAAGCTCGCGCTGACCGGCGGTGTCCTCTCGGGCGCCCTTACACTCTCAGGGCCGCCTACGCTCGACCTGCATGCAGCCAGCAAAGCTTATGTCGATGCACACACCGCGGGCGTGCAGGTCGACGGCGTCTCGATCGTCGGCGACGGCGCCGGGACGCCGCTCGAGGTGCAGAACATCGACTGCGGTTCCTACACACTGGTCGGCAGCACGGATCCTTCGGCCGAGCCGCCGCGTATGGTGCGCTGGTGGGGTACGCAGCCGCCGGCCGAACCTGAGCCGCCGACGCAGCTGCCCTCATGAGCGATACGTTCTACACCAGCTTCGAAGAGTGGGAGCGCGCATTTCTGGCGGTGCCGAAGCGCGTGCAGCTGCTGCGCACGAGCTCGCAGAACCTGGCGCCAGGCACGCTGCTGCCGGGCGAGCTCTCGGCCGAGCTTTCCGGCTTTACCAAATTATGGATCGGCTCGGAAACCGGCAATCGGTTGCTGCTGTCGGACAACCCCGCCGACGCAAATGCGGCGGGCACGCATTATCTCAGACTCACCGGAGGCGCGCTTTCAGGCGGCTTAAGCTTCGGGGGCGCGATCGCCGCGTCTCCCGCCACACTGTCGCGGCATATACAGCTGCACACCGCCGGTTACGGGTTCTCGATTACCGGCGGCCGTTTGAATATCGTTGCGGAGCTCTCCGCCGTTATAGTGATCGGGACCGTCGCCAGCAGCGCGGATGTCGTGTCCTTCAATACCGCCGGCATGACGGTTGGTCCAAGCCGCAACATCACGCTGGCCGCCGACCCGACTTCCGCGCTGCACGCGGTCACGAAGCAGTACAGCGACCGCAACCGGCAATCGAGCAACATCGACGTCAACGTCGGGACGGTCGTGCTGACCGCTGCGCAGGCCGATTATGCCGTGCTGTCATTTGTCGGTGCGCCGGCCGCGCCGGTGGATGTCACCCTGCCGGTGACCGGTACGCGCCGGGTCTGGTCGCTGCGCAACACCACCGCCACGCAAAGCGCCATCGTTCGGGGAACGGCCGGCGGCACCGTCACGATTCCGCCGGGCGGCTCCATGACCGTCTGGACCGACAGCGCCGGCATCTATCCGCTCAATACCACGAGCGGCGCGCTGACGATCCCCGGCACCGGCGTCCGATTGACCCTCGGCGACGCTACCGCCAACCAGTTCACCTTCAACGTCAACGCCAATGCCGGCGGTTACAATACCATCACGACCACCGGCTTGCTGCAATTCAACGGCTCTGCCGCGGTGCTGTTCAACCAGGGCGTCTCGTCGGGCGGCAACATTCTCTCCTATGCCACCAACTGGATTCAGGCGGGCCAGGCTTCCGGCGGCAATTCGATTCAGCTGCGGCCTGCTGTCGCCGGCTCGAACCCGGCCATCGTGTTCGCCGGGATCGACACGAACATCAACGTCGACTTTGTCGGCAAAGGCACGGGCGTCTTCCGGTTCGATCGCAGCGTGACGATGCTCGCCGGCACCGACATCCTGCTCAACCGCGCGCCTACGGCCGACTTGCATGCAGCCAGTAAGGCTTACGTCGATGCCCATCCCGGTGCCGGCGGCCCCTTCCTGCCGCTCAGCGGCGGTGTTTTGACTTCGCCCGGCAACCTGACGACGCCGGGCACGATCCGGGCCACGAGCGGCCGGATGATCGTGCAGAACTCAGGCGGCAACGCGTCATTCACCGTGTACGACACCAATGCCGGCAACGCTTATGGCATCTGGCACGACGGTGCCGGTCTGGCGTTCGGGGGCACGGACGCCAATGGCGGCGCAGTGGTGTTCTTCGCGAACTTCACTGCCGGCGGCAATCTGGCGTTCGGCGGGGGAAGCACAGTGATCGCGGGCCGTGATCCGACTGGCGGTCTGGAGGTGGCGACCTGGCAGTTTTCCGAACGGCGCGACAGCGAATACTGGAACCTGGGGCTGGCGACGTTCGCGAGCTACGACTGGGTGAATGGGAATTTCGCCCCCATCGGCGGCGTCGGCGGCGGCTGGTACGTCGGGGGGAATGTCGATGCCGGGGAGCTGATCTCGCGCGACATCGTGAGGGTGGGTGGCGGCCTCGGCATCCACTACGCCGGCGTCACCGGTGAATACATCGGGCTCTACACCCCCGACGCGGCCTCGGCCGTGCTGCGTTCCAATCTGCGCGGCGATCTCTGGTGGTCTGTCAGCGCTTCCGACCTGCGGCTGAAACGCAATTTCGCCGCACCCAGCGGTGCGCTGGTCGACCTGGCGTTGTTCCGCGTCCATGAATTTGACGTCATGCGCACTACCGCGCCGGCAGAGCCGTGGCAGCTCGCGCCGGTGACCGAGGCGGTGCAAAAGCACTACCGCTACGGATTGATCGCGGACGAGCTGCTCGAGCACGCGCCCGACTGCGCGATCGATCACGGGGCTGATTACCCGAACCTCTACAAAGGCCTCGACCTGCCGCCGATTGTCGCGCGCTGCGTCAAAGGCATCCAGGAGCTCACCGGCATTGCCGCGGTGTTCGAAGAGCGCCTGGCGGCGATCGAGCGATATCTCGGCTTCACAACACTGCCAGCATGAAAGGAAACCCTGTGATGGACATGGGACCGCCAGAGCATTCGCCGACCGAGCCGCTCAACGCCACGCTCGAGGCGCGCGAATGGAATGTATTTCTCCTGGGGCTCGAACACCTGACCGCGATGCTCGCCGGCAAGCTCGTGATGCAGCTCAATCAACAACAAGGGGGGCAGAGCCGATCGCGCGTCGCCGCATTTCAGGACGTCGCGCCTCCGTCATGAGCAATGCCCCACCCACGCAGATTCGACATGATGCGGGCGGTCTTCTGGCTGCTCGCTGCGCTCGTTGCCACCGAACTCGGGCTGTCCTGGCTCGGTGCGGGCGTTTGCTCCGTGGCTTTCCTGAAATCGCCAACGCCCGATATCTGTCCGCATCTGATCGACCATCTGCGCGACGTCTGGGTCGAACTGCTAGCCGCGATTCTGGCGTTGTTACTGGCAGCAGTGCGGCAGCCGCCGCCGCCGCCAGGACCGGACGAGTGAGATGAGCGGCGACACCACGACGCCCATCATGGGGCTGGTCAAGCCGCAAGTTGGTGGTTCTCGCAGCACGTGGGGCGGCAAATGGAACAGCAACGCTGACGGCATCGACGCCTACTGCAATTCGCTCGCGCTGCAGATCCAGACGCTGGATCAGCAGGTCGCGCAGCTGCAGGCGGCTGTGGCGGCCGCCGGCGCGCCGATCGGCTCGGTCATCGCGTGGCCGACCGAGCGTCTCTATCCGCCCGGCTACGCGATCTGTGACGGCGGCCTGTGGCCGGTCGCGTCGTATCCGACCGCTGCGGCCGTGCTCGGCAATCAATACGGCGGCGATGGCGTCACCACATTCGGCGTGCCCGATTATCGCGGCTGCGCGCTGGTGCATTGCGATGAAGGCACCGGCAGGCTCGGCGGCCAGGTCGGCCCCGACTATCCCGGCGCGATGGGCGGCGTCGCAGTGGTGACGCTCGCGGAAAGCCAGGTGCCTCCGCACTACCATGGCGGCTACACCGACGAGCAGGGCAGCCACCAACACGAGTTCGATATCCTCGCGGGCGGCGCCACGCCTGGCGGCACCAACGCGTTTATCTCGACCACGTATCAAGACTACACCGCGGCGGCCGGCGAGCATTACCACAACATCTACACCGACTGGCAGGGCGGCGGCGGCGCGCACACCAACGTGCAGCCCAGCGTGCTGGTGCTCTGGCTGATTCGAATCGCCTGAAGAGGAGACAGTAATGGCTCAGACAGCAGGTCAGATGTTGCCGACCGGCAGCGCCGCCGCCACGGGGCCGTTATGGGTGCCGGCGAATCGCGCGCTGCTCGACCAGGTCTATCGCCGCAGCAAGCTTGGCGGCAATTTTTTCCGCCGCATCGGCTGGCGTTCCGGTGTGGTCGGTATCGGGCGCCTGGTGCTCCCTGGCGTCACCGGCTGGGTGGTGCTGGTCGATGACAATGCTGCCGGCGTCACCTTGCCGCCAGGCACGCCGACTGCTGGCAATCCACCGACCGCGCCACCGGTCGCCGGCACCATCACGATCGTCAATCCCGGCAACCAACCGGCGGGGCCGATCCCGGTCAGCGGCACGGTCACGCCAGCGGGGACGCCGGTCAGCCTGGTCGCCGTGCGTGGCGGCGTCGAGACGGGACCGGTCACCGCCGCCGTCGTCGCGGGCGGCGCTTGGGACGGCGTGGTCAACATGGCGATCGGCACCGGGGTGCAGATCCGCGCGCGGCAAACCGCCAACCCGTATCGGTTCGCCGACTGCGCGCCGTTTAACGCAACCTGATGCCACGCCAAGCAATCCAGCTGCCCCCGGGCATCCGCCGCCTTGCGACCTCGCAGGCCTCGCGCGGCTACTGGTGGGACGCGAATTTGATACGCTGGCGGCAGGGCCAGATGCAGCCAATCGGCGGCTGGCTGGCGCTGCCCGCCCTGCAGATGGACGACGCGGTGCGCAGCATGCTCGCCTGGCGCGACGACACCGCGACGCGCTGGGTCGCGGTGGGCTCGCTGTCGCAGATCCAGGTCTACGACGACGCGGGGCATATCATTTCGCCAGGCGACTTCGTGGCCGGCGACGCGGCCGACCTGATCGACGGCTGGGGCATCGGTGATTATTCC